CCTTTAGTTACCCCGTTGTTCTTAGCAAATTCAGCATTACCCGAATTAGTCAAATCAACTCCTTCAACAAAGATGGGTACACCAACTGGTATGTGAAAGGCTCTGTTGGCGTGGTCTGTTGAACCTCCGGCAAATCCTATCCCTTGATATACCCAATAACCTAATTCTCCTTTATCCGAATCCCAACTAACTGCAACACATTTCATCGGTCTTGGATTACCATAGACTTCACCCATTCCGTATGTTCCATGTTGAGCGTTTTGAAGATACTCAATAAAATTCTGTGGCCTTGAAACATTTTGATTCATATTCATATCATGTGTTATCAATCCTTTAGTGGCTGGAATATGACCGTCTGGTATGCTAAAATTTCTCACTTCGGTGTCAATCTTATTATTTACCATAACATTGTAATTCCAATTAGTGCCTTGAGCCTGTGGTGAAATTGGTCCTTGTATAAAGTCAAAATATGGATATATACCTGCGGGTGAACCTTGAGTGAATTTGTCATAACTTGCATGATGACCTCCACCGGACTCATCATCACCCCAACCTCTGCTACCATCCCAAACTGCATACAGAGAGGTTGTTTGTGTACCACCGATATATCGTCGGCTATCGTAAGAGTAAGGAATAATTGTTCCGTTGTTCAAAGAGTATGTTCCATCTTTTAAGAAGCAAGCCAAAGCCATACTCATTCTGTACGAAGGTGCGCCAATGTGAGAATTTGCTTTGTCATGATATAGAGTTTCCATTGGGTTTGAATTACCCGCCGACATTCCATCATCATTGTAAGTTCCACCTGCTGAATTAACGGTTCTTTGGTTAGAAGGTTGTTTTAGACGCTCTAAATCTAATTTAAAATCCCCGCTTGTTCCATTTCTTTTATAGATAACATCAGTGTGTTTTTCTAATGGGTTTTGATTATATCTGGTTGTTCCGTTTCTTGCATAAACTGCTCTGCTACCTACGGCATTTGTTGCACCTGCTATCTGTCTTGCCAATTGATTGCTATCGAGCAACATAGGCATAAAGACGGTAGCACGATATGTTTCGGCTATGGGGAATGCCGAATCTCCGCTAACTCTAGGGTCAGAATTTACAATTGGCATTCTTGCTGATGTATTTAATCCAAACGGTAAGAAGGCTCTTTTCTCCGAATCGTTATTTAATCCAATATGCCTATAACTGTCAAGTTGTTCAACAAATTCTTGTATTGTCATAAAAACTGGATAAGGACCAACTGTTTGAGTAAAACCTTTTACAACCTCGCCAAATGTATCAGTTGATTGTATTATAGTTGTAGTTGTATCATTTTGTAACTTACCTACATTTGCGCCGCCTTCAATTACACTTTTTGCATTGTCAGCCGTTTTGAATGATGATTGTTGGGATGTACTTGCGGCTTCAACTGTTGGGGCTATCATCAAAAACTCTGTGTATGTTCCATCACTGTGATTAATTCGGCAACGGGGATTGTATGTTCCTGACCCCGATATAACAATGGTAGGCTCTGTTCCGGTTATGTCTGTACCATCGGGATTAACTGCTTCAACTCTAACCCCTGCCGTTGTTGCTTCATCTGTTATGTCGTTATCATCTTGGTATGAAGAAAATTGACTTCTAAACAACACTGGGTCAATTGATATTCCTAAGTCGGTGTCGTTTTTGATATACACCGGCCACCACTTTTGTAATTCGGCCAAGTGATTCTTGACCCTTGAGAATTTATGTTCCGGTTTCTTTTCATATCTTGCCATTAGAAACCACTTCCCCCTCGACGGCTACTGGTGTTCAATACAGTAACCATAGCATTTTTAACCATTCTCTCTAATTCAAACTTAGAAATGTCAGTTGAAACATTCATGTTTTGAATAGACACATTACCGCCCCCGCTTCCGCTTAGACCGCTCTCCATCATAACCTTATTCCTGTTCATAGAGTCTTTACTACTATTCCCTAAAGGTATAATCGCTTCCGGTCCACGCTCACCTGCACTAACAATGGAAGGTTGGGATATTATGCCACCTGTATGAAACTCCGGCATCATCATGCTACTACCTGATGCCCCCGCAGTAAAACCGGCTTTTCCAGCCCGACTTACACCAACCGTTTGTTTGAAACTCATTGGTCCTGCCTTCCCAAAACCTCTCGCCATACCCACTTTAGCGAATTTTGATGCACCACCTGTTGCCATACCAAGAGCAATTGATGCACCACCTGCTAGGACATTCTTCACGCCTGATATTCCACCGTCTTTAATGGCATTGAATGCCGCCTTTGCATCTCTTTTAACTAATAATTGATATGCCATTTCAACTATCCCTCTCAATATCTCAAAGATACCAACAAGCACTTGAGCAAACGGTTGTATTAGAGCCATTAGTATTCTAAACGCTACTGCCACTATCATAATCACTGGCACTAATGCTCTCATCAACATAATTATGTCTGGTAAAGCGTCAAGAACAAGAGGTAAAGCAAATGCAATACCGATTGCTATTTCCTCTCCTAATTTTTTAATCTCCGGCATTAAATCCGATATTGCATTCATTATGTCATCACCGAATGCGTCAGTTAGTTTAGTTAGCATTATGGTAAGTGGTCGGCCTATTTCAATCATAGCCTCTGTTATCTTAGACATAAATAGCCTCAAAGATTCTAATGCTGAACCTCCATCCTCAACATTTCTTTGTAATGATTGGGTATATTCATTAGTTGCACCTGTGGCATTTTGTGTTTCTTCAACTAAGCCATGAAATGATTCACGCTGACTCACTAAAGATGCAATAGCAGTTCCACCCCTCACACCAAATACTTCTAAGATTTGTGTTGTTGTAGCCCCGCTTGCCGCCAACTGGTCTAATACATCACCTAACGATGTGATACCAACAGTTTGTTGTTCGATGGTTCGCAGTAATTCTGTTGATTCTTCCTTCATCTCTTTCTCTTTCGCCGTTACCTGTGATAACTTATGTTGTTGAATAGTTCTTTCTAAGTTTAATTCTTGTTCGGATAAAGCAAGGGAAGAGTTTGCTTCTTCTAATCTGGTAATTGTTTTGAGTTCTTGTTCTGTTAAATCTCTATTTTGTCTTGAGGCTCTTTGTCTAATTTGAGCAATAGCAAGATTATTTCTTTGTTGATTGATTGAAGTTTCAGTTAAAGTGTCATTTAGAGCCTTCAATTCAGTTTTCAACATCATACTTTCACGGGTTGCTCTATCGAGTTCAATAGTCAAAGACTTGAATTGGTTCTCTGCCGCTTGTCCTGACGGCGACAAAACCTTGACATTCAAACCTAAATCATTCATGGCTCTCGTAGCATCGAATGTTGGTTTCAACAATTTGTTGATTGCCATTCTCAAACCTGTTCCGGCAATAGTTCCTCTCAAACCTGCATTACCTAAAGCACCAACTGCGGAGGCAGTTTCTTGAATACTAATACCTGCGGAGAAAGCGACTGGTGCTACGAATTTTAGACCTTCACCCAAAGAAACAATATCCACATTTGACCGAGTAAATGTTCTTGTTAATACATCGGACACTAAGCCGAGTTGGTTCATTTCCATGCCGAATGCTTTGACACCTGCAATACCAATGTTAGTTGCAGTTTGAATATCAACTCCACCTGCAATAGCGAATTTAACAAGGTTTTCCAATGCCTTGTCGCTAACCATTTCATCATAACCAACACCTGCAATAGCAAGTTTATTTGCGGCTTCACCGACCTCTGCGGCAGTAAATCTTGTGCTTTTTCCTATTTCTCGTATCTCTTTTTCTAATTTGTTTAAGTCACTACCAGATGCACCCATGATAGCACCTGTCCTTGCCAAAGTGTCGTTAAATTCAATAAAAGTTCTAACTGACTGATTCAAAAATTGAACCATCTTAGTTGCACCAAATGCCGCAGCACCTACTGCAATACCTGCAAAAGACGCTCTGGCAACTGTTCCAAAACGGGAAGCACTATTACCTGCAATATAGAAAGCCTGTGAAAGAGCATTTAATGACGCTCTCGCCTGTTTTGCATCAAGGTTTATTTTGAGTTTAGCATCTGTATCAACCAAACATCAACACCCCAATAAGAGAGGGTTAGAAAACATCACCTTTTACGGTTTGCTCTGTTTTTCCGCTTGACACTTTCACTATAAGCATTTAATAAAAATGTTGCATCTCGTATATCCATATCTCTAAACTCTTTTGGAGTCAAAGATGTATATACTAAAAATTCATAAAAAGCGAATCCATCATCGCTTATTGCGTATTTCCCAATTCCCCCAAAACACCACCACCGTTGATTTCTCCGATGGAGGCCATTATTGCGGAAGATAATGCACCCAAATGGGTTAGAGGTAGTTTAGAAAGTAAAGCCCATGAAACTTCATTGTCGCACTTGCTCATCATTTCACAAATCATAACCAAGCCCAAAGCCTCTGCTTTGTCTGTTTCATTTTGGTGTTTTCTAACCGCAGGGTGAAACTTTAATCCTTGATACTCCGATGTAGTTAATGGCATTACTTCAATTGTATCTTTTGGAATCCAATCTAAATTGGAAACATCAACTGTTATTGGTTGGTCAGCATTCTCAAGTGCTTCATTTAGCCATGACATAGAGAATCCTTCCTCTAACACCTATATGAAGGTGTATTATCATGCTCTTGTGAAAGTAAGACCTTCAAACGACGCATTAATCATTAATGCACCCTCTGCACCGGCCTCAACACCCTCAACGGATAAATCAGTTAAAATGCAATTAGTGATTGTGTAAGTATTCGCCGCCGCCGCACCATCATTGTCAAACTTCAACTCAAACATTGTGTTGCTCAAGAAAGCGGTCATTAAAGTTGCATCGTCAATTCCCCATGCTCTCTTTAGTGTTCCTGATACTGCAAATAATCCTCTTGTATGTGAGGTAGCATAACTACTACCAAGAGTGACATATTTTCCAGTCTGTGCGGTTAAACTAAAATCACCCGACACGAAGGCAGTTATTGCAGTTCCACCCGAAGGGGTCATGGTGATTACTGCGCTTGTTCCTGTAAATGCGTGAACTGACATAGCCCTATCTTACAGACACATAGGTTATAACGATTATTGACCTGACGCTAAATCTTTCAAGGTATCACTAACTGCAAGTATCTCTTGTCGAAGCCTATTTTCATAAGCAGTTTTTATTTGCTCATCAGTAATTCCTGATTGAGCGGCGAGTAATTCAACGGCTACTAAAGTTCTCAAAACCTGTTGGTCTTGTTGTGTCATACCTAATGCTTCATGTGCTTGTTCTGTAAATTCACTCATAGTTAAACTTCCTTTATTGCCTCTGTTGCTACAACAGTTGTATTATTCCCATCAATAGACTCTAAGACTGCAAACTGACCTTTCTCATGCTTGCTGACTTTCACCTGTGTAGTAGTAGTACCAAATGCGCTTAAAACGGTTTTCAATGATTCTGTAAAAGCAACTTTGAACGGTTCTCCGTGAATCTCCATCTCAAGTGGAGTCCAAGACCTAACTTGTTTGCCCGACCAATGACCTGACCGAGCCTCGCCCTTCTTATCAAAAGTAATAACCACATACGGGGCTTTGGCAGTCAATTGTTCATGAACTCCTTTTCTTAATTCTTGAAGTGAAATTGTAGCACTGTGAGTTGCCGGTTCATTGTCGAACATTGGAAAAAGAATCTGACCTTTCTCATTTTTTGGCATGAGCCACCTATCGGGAATAATAAGGCAGTCCTCTTCCTCTGCGGGCATAACCTCTGCACCGCCGTTGATTTTGGTTGATATTGAAATTGGTTGTGAAGCATTTGTTGAAATTCTAACCATCTCGCCTCTTGACTTGGCTCTTACAATGTCGCCTAATTCTTTTGGGTCAGCCAATAATACACATGGCTCTTTGACTTTCAAACCACTAACCGGCCACCTTTTCAGGATTGCTTGCATCGTCTTGGCAACATTCAATCCACTAATACTAATGCCCTCGTTTTCAAAGAGTATTTTGACTGGCACGGGTGGAGAATCCATGCAAACTGCTGATAGTAAATTGGCAAACTCTCCACC